TTAAATAATTTCATTTTTTTGTAAAAATCATAACTCTAGACAGTTAATTATTTCTAACATTTGTTAATTTAATTTTGTTATATTTCTTTATTTTATATTTGATGTAAATTTATACCTAATAAAATTGAATAGATAAATAATTGAATTTATTTCATTTGTTATGTATAAAAATTATGACTGTAATATTGATGATGCCAATAAACAACTTGATAAATATGGTGTTGCTGTAATTCCAAATATATTGGATGAAATGGAAATTAAAGATTTGCAAGATGGAATGTGGAACATGTTATCATATTTGACACAAAATTTAGATGTACCAATTGATAAAAACAATAAATCAACTTGGAATCAAATTCAACAATTGTCACCAGTAAATGGCATGTTATTACAACATTATGGTATAGGTCATCATCAATCAATATGGAACGTCAGACAAAATCCCAAAATTGTTAATGTATTTTCGAAAATATGGAACGAAAAACCTGAAAACATGTTGACATCAATAGATGGTTGTTCTATTTTTCTTCCATCAAATAGTTTGATTGATAAAACACCTTGGTTTCATACTGATCAGTCTTATTTAAGAAATAACAAAATTTGTGTTCAAGGAATGGTGACTGCATTTGACATTGAAAATGGTGATGCTACGTTATCTGTTTTGGAAAATTCACACAAATATCACAAAAAATTTGCAGAGACTTTCAATGTCAAAGATGACGAAGATTGGTATGCTTTATCAAATGAAGAATTATCATTTTATAAAAACCATAAATGTAGAGAACACAGAATATTAGCAAAAGCTGGGAGTTTAATATTATGGGACTCTCGTACAATTCATTATGGTGCACTTCCATTAAATAAAAAAAAATCCAATATTAGATTTGTAACTTATATATCACAATTACCAAAAAAGTTTGCTACCAAATCAATTATCAAAAAGAAAAGACAAATATTTGAAGGTCTTAGAATGACGACACATTGGGCAAACAAAAATATTTTGTTTAGAAAATATCCATGCAAAAGAAATAAAAAAATATCATATATTGAAAAACCTGTTTTGACGAACTTGGGTTATTCATTAACTGGAGGAAATCTTTGATCTAATAATTTTTTAATTTTATCAGTTGATTTTCTCCAATGATCCCATACTGCTGAATATTGATAAGATGCTTCTTCAAAATTCCAAAATTGTCTATTGTCATATTTGTAATCACGATATTTTTGATTACACAATTTTTTGGCATGTTTTCTGAGTTTTAGTAATTTACTTATTTTATTTTCATCATATTTTTCATCAAGAATTATATGATTCAAAATAGTCTCACAAATTAAAATAACATCTTCCAAATCTTCAATGTCTTCGTCATTACTTCTATAAGAATCATTAATACATTGTTCAATCATATCACAATCTTTTTCAAATTCAGACAAATCATATATGTCATTCAATATTGTGTCAATGAGAAAACTCTCTTGAATAATTTTGGTATTTTTCGAAAATAAGTTTTCTAAATTAAAATAATTTTCCATATGTATATCATATTAAATAAATAAATTAAAAATCAATTTTTCGGAACTTGAACATATTTTTGAACTTGATGAAACATGACTCGAATTCGTCATCAAATTTTGTATAATCAAATTTTTGTTGAGCTTCCAGATGATTCACAAAATATTCCAAAATACACATAGATTTATAAATGTCTTTTTGTTGACAAATACTCAAATCATTATCAAAACAATTAATTAAATAATGAATTCCGATCATTTTGTATTTTTTAAGAATTTTTTTGTTTTTACGCAAACCATCCGGAATATGAATATTCAATTCGTGAATGAGTTTATGAGTATTTGATTTGTTTTTTAGATATAAAATCATGAGATCAACCATGTTATATCTAAAAAACTCAAAGGAAATATGAGACATTTTCAGTTGATAGTTGATGACTTTACTATAACCAATCATTTGATTTAATTTTTATTATCACATATTATTATAATTTCAATTTTTTATAAAAAATTGAAATTATAAATTATTAAGGCAATGTAAAACGTTGTACAATGAATAACTACGAGGTTGCACAATTAATTATTACAATTAATACATTTGAAAAAACGGAAAATTCGTTATTTGACGATGTTTTAAAAAACGCGAAACAAATATTGTATGATTATATTGAAAAAGTAGAAGAACTGGATAATGAAATATTTACAATAATTTGTAGTCATTATTGTGCTATTTATAATGATTACGAATTTAAGTGCACAGATTGTAGATCAGACGATAAAAATTGTTGTTATGGAGAAAATGTGATGGCTTGTTTTAGAATTGTTGGTACAAATAAATGGTGTAAAGATGTTTATGAAAGTTTATGCGGTGCTTTTGATGATTGTAGTTATATGAATGAACCATATAATATTAAACTAGAAGAAATTCCACAACAATACATTAATCAAAAAATGATTTTTAATTTGTTGATATACAATAAATTAAAATTTAAAAAAATACCCTTAGAATTCATTTCCAAAGAATTTCTAATAAAAGTTTTGGAAGAAAAGAGATCTCTAATTTCTGAAATGCTTGATTATGACTATTCCGACGAACTAATTTTGTATGTTGTCAATAAATCAACCAGTAATATCTCATATGTTCCAAAAGACAAAATTACAAATCAGCTAATTAAAAATATAATTCTACAAAATCCTTATTGTGAAATTGATTGTATCAAAAAATATATGAATGAAGAATTATGGCTGACATATTTTTCTGCCAATAAATGGGTTAATCCTAATTTTGTCGAATGTGTTGGAATTCATAATTTTACAATTGAATTTTGTGACAAATTGATTAACATTAATCCATCACTTGCAATTGACATCATTCCAAATGACATTTTAAATGATGATATGATTAGTAAAGCTATTATCAAATCTGACTATGAATGCATTAATAACACAAGAAAAAAACTTTATATTCAATTTGATGACATCAAAAATATTATTGACAAAGTTGATGACAAAGATAAAATAATAAAAGTTATTATTTATAAATATGGTGATGAATATCCAAGAGAATTGGTCGAATATGATCATAGATATTTCAAAATTATGAGTGATACATACAATCATAGAAGCAATATTGACATGGATATTTGTCAATTTGTTTTTGATAAAGACGTGTCAAATTATGAATTTATTCCTGATAAATTTAAAACACGAGAAATGAGTGAATTGTATTTCGGTGCTTTTCCTGACAAACTAAAAAATATTCCAAAAAAATTTATTACTGAGAAAATGGTTTTGGATTTCTTTGACAAATATCCTAACCAAGCAAAAGACATTCCACAAAAATTCATAACATTTGATTTAGCTAATAAAATTATTGATCATGATATTAGCAACATTATGTTGGTTCCTTGTAAAATGTACAACAAAGAAATAATTAATAAAGTGATTGATAGAAAAGCAAGTTTATTGGAAGAAATGTATATTTATTTCATAATTCATGATAAAAATGCAGTGTTTGACGAAGAAAATTCAGTAAAAGCATATAAAAATCACATTCATAATTTCAAATATATTCCTGATAAATACAAAACTTTGGAAATGTGTAAAGAATACAAACAACAATTTCCAGACACATCATCTTATTATTTCCCAACTGAATTTAAGGTAGAACTTGGATTTTAATTTTTTTTATAAAAATAATTGATTTTAAATATTATTGCATATATTTATAATACATCATAATGAAAATATACAAATTAATTGGTGACGAAAATTCTATCACTTTATATATAGAAAAACATAAATCAAATAAAAAAACAGATTGGACCGGAACATATTTTCAAACTACTATTGACAATGCATTATCGTGTTATGGTTATAGAATTGATCAGAAATACAAAGAAATGAATTTGATAGAAATAGAAATTATTGATTCTCTTGATATTTTAATTGTCAATGGTAAATTTATATACAATCCAAAAATTAATGGAAATAAAAAAGCTGAAATTATCAAATCAAATTTAAATATTGAGAAAACAAAATTACTTTGTGATTATTTAAAAGAAAACAATACAATAATCAAATGTTTAGAATTTGAAAATGAATATGAAATATTTATTCCTCATGATTTACATTTTATTAAATCTGAAAAAATAATCAATACATATTATATCAATAAAAAAATGGAATTATCACTAAAAAATTGATTTTATTAATGATTATATAATAATTTATATAAATGAATAACATTGATAAATGCAATTTAATTGCTACAATTGGAGAAGAAATCAATTATCAAAATGAATTGTTACCTTTATTTGAGTCTGGCAAACAAATAATTGTTTATGATGGTTTCGAACCGAGTGGAAGAATGCATATCGCTCAAGGATTATTAAGAACTATAAATACAAATAAATTTACAAAATGTGGTTGTAAATTTAAGTTTTGGGTTGCTGATTGGTTTGCACAAATGAATTTGAAATATGGTGGAGATTTGAATAAAATTAAAAAAGCAGGAGAATTAATGATTGAAATTTGGAAAGCATGTGGAATGGATCTAGAAAATGTTGAATTTATTTGGGCGTCTGATGAAATAAATAAAAGATCAAACGAATACTGGAAATTAATATTAGATATTTCAACAAGATTCAATGTTAATAGAATTAAAAAATGTTCCAAAATTATGGGTAGAGATAAAGAGGATGATTTAATGTGTTCTCAACTATATTATCCTGTTATGCAATGTGCAGATATTTTTTTCTTGAAAGCTGATATTTGCAGTTTAGGCTTAGATCAACGTAAAGTCAATATGTTAGCAAGAGAATATTGTGATAAAGTAAAAATTAAACATAAACCAATTATTGTCAGTCATCACATGATTTTAGGACTTGATGGTACTAAAATGTCAAAAGGAAATCCAAATAATGCAATTTTCATGGATGATTCAGAAATGGAAGTCAATTCTAAAATTAAAAAAGCATTTTGTCAACCGGGAAATATTGTTGTCAATCCAATATTAGAATATTTTAAATATATTATTTTTGAATTGCAACCACATGTTGAAGTTAAAAGAAAAGAAGAAAATGGTGGAAATATTACTTTTGGAAATTATAAAGATATGGAAAAAGATTTCGAACAATTATTGATTCATCCAGACGATCTTAAACAATGTTTAAAATCACTATTGAATCAATATTTGTTACCTGTAAGAGAATATTTTAAAAATAACGAACATGCAAATAAATTAATGAAACAAGTTAAAAGTTTCTAATATTGAATTCTTTTATTATTACTAACATAGTTATCATCATTTTTTTCCCACTGATCAATAATTTGTCCATTATTTTTTTTAACATAATTTTCTTTTATTGTTTTTTTCCCATCTTTTAATGTTTGTTTTGTTACTTTATGAGTTTCAACACCATTATTATTAGAATAAGATGATGAATAACTATAAACAGATCCATTAAAATTATTTTCGTCAATTTCATCGAAATTAAATTGGGGAATTGTAAATGATGGAAATGAAAAAAATGGATCTCTGAAAAAACTTGTCATTTGATGATATGGTTTTAAATCGTTATAATTATGATTGTGATTGTTATCTAAATTATCATCATATTCTTTTCTTTTGTGATAATCCTTTAAAACTTCATAAGCTTTATTAATTTGTTTAAATTTTTCGTGTTCTGATGGATTTTTGTCGGGATGGTAATAGGATGCAAGTTCTTTATATCTATGTCTTACATCCTCAAAACTTGCATTTCTGTCTAGACCTAAAATATCGTAATGAGTTGGCATAGTATATTAAATATAAGAAATTTTTTCTTAAATTATTTTTTTCAATTTTTTATTTTCAACATCTATTTTGAATTTTTATTAAAATTCAAAATGACCTAGTTAAAAATAAAAAATTTAGCATATAAAACATAGTTTTATAGCCTGCAAAATCTTAGATTTTGACATGGTGTTCTCTTTATAAAATTTATTATAAATTCTATAATCAAACACAATTTTTTATTTAAAATAATTTACTTATTTTGCACAAAGTGAATAATGTTATCTTTATAGAATTTATATTAAATTCTATAATCAAACACAATTTTTACACCAAAAAAAAAATAATTTTATTTTATTATTTTAAATGCTTGCCAACAGAAAAAAATTAATTCCAATTAAATCTAAAAATATTTTAGTTGATAATCAAGTTCAAGAAAAACCAAATGAAGAAAAAAAAGAAAATACAAATAATCAATAATATTTTTTAATCTTAATTAAATATAGAACAATTAATAAACATATTAACAAAACAACTTTTCTCAAAGTCAAAATGTTATGATTGGTAAATTCCATTTTTTCCAATTTATTTAGTAAAATCATCGCATTTTGAACACTAGACTCCATTGACGTAAAATTAAATGTACTATATCCATTATGTGTTCCACAATTATATAAATTATCATAATCCATTTTAAAATCAATGTATCCATGTTCTGTCGAAATAAAGGCAGTATCTTTAGAATACCATATTCCATCTTTTTTATAACTTCCATTAAAAACAACTTTATCAGGTTTGGGTAATGATTTAAAATTTGTTTTTAATTGATTGAAAATTTCATCCAATAATTCTTTCTCTGAACATTCATTTGGTGTTTTATTATTATTTTTTGATTTTTCATTAATACTGATTGTTGCACTAATAACTGTTTTTGACTCTTCAAATTTTGTATAATTACTCATGATAATAAAAGATAACCCCCAATCACTTTTTGGAAATCCCCATGTCTTGCTAGAGCAAGCAGGCCACAAAACTTGTTTTGTATGACATATATTTTCTAATTTCAAATCATCAACCCAATGATAAACCACTGAAATATATGTATCGTAATTAGTTTTATCAACAAAATCTTTATTTATTAATGTTGCATCCATATCATAAATTGACTTGGGTGGTAAACATAAAATAAAATTTTTACCATAAATTTTCTTATTAGTTGTTATAACAGAAGTTATATTTTTATTGTTCGCCACCAAGTCTTTAACATTTTCATTTAAAATAATTTCTATGTTATTTTCTTTCATTTTCTTTTTCATTAAATAAAATAAAAAAATATCATTAGGATATTTTGGTAGAACTAGATCATAAAAAAAATTTTGATTAATTATTTGAAGAAATTGATATAATGTTGTTTTGTTTGTACCACCTCCATCTGTCATTCTACACAATCTATCTATAAACCATTTTCCTTGATCAGATATCTTATTCTCTAAACAATAATTATCTAATTTAATACTTTGATTATCTTTATCCAAAATCATAAATTGATATGATAATTTGATAATATCAAATGATGATAAATATTCCAAAAATGTAAAGTTATTTCTAAATCCAAAATTGTATTTATTTGGAAATATTTCATTAAAGTCCAAATCCATAGATTTCAATAATTCTTTAAAATAAAATGAATTTGTTGTGTATACTCTTGGACTATGTTCACCAAAATATTTACCATCTCTTGTTACTCTATGACAACCACCAATATCATTATTTTTATCTATTATAGCTACTTTTTTATTATTTTGTGATAAATACCAAGCTAGGGTCAATCCAGTAGGACCAGCACCAATTATTACATAATCGTAAATCATAATAAATATTATTATATTAAAAAAATGAAATAATATTAATTTAATTATATATATTATATTGATGAATCAAATTTATATTGATCATATTAAACAATCCATTAAAACAGTAATTAACAAAAATCAAAACATTATTTTTGATGAATTAATTAAAATAATGTTTGATTATTCAGAAAAACCTTGTCATAATCTGCAAGATTTACAAAAAAACACCAATAAAAAAATCAAAGGAGATATTTTCGAACATTTTTGTTATTTATATGGAATTCATATTATGAATCTTAAAATGTATTTCCTAAAAGATGTCGATTCTGTTTTAAGACAAACATTAAAAATAACTAAAAATGATATGGGTATAGATTTAATTGGTGTTGATGATAAAAATAATTATTATGCATTTCAAGTTAAATTTAGGAAACCATCATCAAAAATAACACAAGTTGGATGGAAAGAATTATCAACATTTTATGCTATGGTTTTGAAATGCAATACATTTCATAAACATGTTGTTTTTACGAACTGTAATGGAATTCGTCATATTGGAGATAAATCTGAAAAAGATTTAACAATAGCTATTGGAACATTAAGGAAATTAAATTCTTTCGATTATTGTAAAATAATTGATGTTAAATTTGAAGACAAAAAAAATGAAGAAATAATTAATGTTGACGATGTTAGAAATAAAAGATTGTTGTTTTTTGATAATTTAAGTAAATAATTGTTCTAAACAAAAAAAATTATTAATATTATTTTTTGGTCTGTTGGAATATATTATAAAAGTTTTTTCATTAATCACATCTTTATTAAATTTCTTGAATCCCACTTGCATATTTACTGATAATGCAGAAACAACGGCTATATCATCATCATCAACATAATAAATCATTTCTAAATTATTATCAAAAGTATTAATTAATGTTTCTTCCAGTAATAAAATTAATGAACCATATAAATTATAATTTTCATATATTGAATTTAAATTTGTTTGGTAATTGTCATAAATTTTTTGATTTAGAATTATTTTATTAAAACATTGTTTAACAACATGAAAATATTTATTTTCTTTATCCTCAATACTGTTGGTTGTTGAACCTTCAAAATTATAGAATTTGTTTTCAAATAAAATTTTTATTTTGGCTTTATTATATTCATTTTTATTGATATTTGTGAAATATAATATCATGTCATAATTATCATCATTTTTTACATAATCAAATTTATCACATGAATGATTATCAATAATTTTTTTTTTATCAAGATTATACATTGTTAAATTTGACATTTTTAAAAAATCAATTAATACTTTTTCTTTTATTTTACTTTTCGATAATAATAAAAAATTCATTAAATAAAATTGAAATTTATTCTTTATGTGACATTATATATAAATTACTAATAAATTGATGTTTCCACATAATAAATTGTCGACTTGGAGAAAAAATATTAATAATAAATTAAAAAAATCTTTGGATAGTAATTATATTGATAAACTACCCAGTTATGCCTATTCAGAACCTCCTCTTTTTGGTATGCCAATGGTTATTTTAGAAATGCCTGTGTCAATTGGGAAACGTAATAGACAAGATGATATTTATGATGAATTTTTGTGCGAGAATGAAAATAGACAAAAATATAATCAAGATATCAGACTTATTTTTTTGATTAAAAAAAAAGCGGATTATGGAGTTATCAGAAATGCTTTTTATAATTATTTGCGTAATTATAATGTATTTCCAAAAAATTATCAAAAACCAAGATGTTGTATTTGCATGACATGTAAAAATCAATTTTTGTCTAGAAATAAAATGTTTGAACATCTAAGAGATGTGAAACATTTTTATGATGGAGATAATGTAATTTCAATCTTAATGTCAAACTTTAAACTTGGCCATATCAAAGATGATATTGAAAATTTGTTTGTTTCTAAAATGAAAATCAAGTAAAAAATTGATTTATTTATTTATTAGATTAACATTTTTAATATGAATTTGACAAGTTGGTTTTGTATATTGGCTGTTATATATTATTTGGGTTTATTTGACTATTATAAAAATACGTTTGATGAAATTTTTATTTTAAAAAATTATTTGACCAATGACATTAAAATAACACATCAGATAAATTTTCGTGAATTATCATGGATTTTTCGTAATTTTTTTTGGATAATCATAATTAGTTGTGTTTTTATACTTTATGAAAAATCTTTAAATTTGTATGTAAATCAATTCTGTAAAAAAAATGTTGTTAACACAAAAAAATATCCTAATTTATTTTGTCTTTTTTTCTATGAAATTATTTTTTATTTAATTCAACTACCAAATTTAATTACTATTTTAATTGGTTTTGTTCAATTTTACTCAACATTTGAATTAAGTTTTAATAAAATACCAAGCATGATTATTTTTATAACTATAATAATATCATTATATACTTACATAAAATATAATAAATTATTTCTGTTTTGTTTTCCGATTAGTTTAATTGTTTTAAATTTATTAAATTTTAAATTATTCGTATTGATTAATGGTAAAATAATTAATATTTTAGTTTCTTTTTTATGTTTAATGTTTTCATTGATAAAAGAAATTAAACAATATGATATGGCTAAATTAAATGACAATGAATTAAACAATATCAAAGTTCAAAAAAATGATCAAATCATTAAATCTTCTGAAATAGAACTAGGTGATGAAATAATTTTAAAATATCATGATATAACACCTGCTGAATGTCAAGTCATGGAAATTAATTATGTTGGAAGAAATCACAAATTAGCAAATGATTATATTGTTGGAACATATTATGATAAAGAAACTTCTGGTGAAGATGTATCTGCAATTTTTAATTTAAATGATATAATTCCACCTCATAGAACTTTGACAAGACAAAATATTGAAATAAAATGCAAAGTAATTAAATTAATTGATTCAATTGAAACACAAAATAAAAGGAATACTGGTGATACTTTACCACATTATTTAAATAAAGCATGGATTATAGGAGATATTTTTGCAATATGTTTGTTAATTTTCATTGGAATATCAAGCATGGCAAAGGCTCATGTTAATGATTATGGAAATTTACTAAAACATTTTATTGCAACAATAATTGCGGGAAATGTTTTAATTCCAAGTATGAAACTAATACTTTTGTACAATATTTTTAATTTGATAATGTCAATTTCTTTTTATTACATTAATATTAACAGTTATAAATCATTAGCTTTTGTAAAAACAACTAAAAATATATTATTTGATAAAACCGGTACTTTGACAGAAGAAAACATGTTTGTAAATGGTAAAACATCTGTTAGTAAATTTGGATCTGAAATATTTGAAAATAATTATTCAAACGAAGAAATAGAATTTATGTTTAGTATGGCCAACAATTGTAGTAATCAAGATGAAATAGTCTGGGGCTTTTCGCCA